GGCATGGGTGACCTGCGCAGGGCTTGGACAGCTTCCTGCAGCCGCACGCGGATATAAGCCTCGCGCTCAGCCCGGGCGAGCTCGGCCAGGACTACCCGATTCAAGGCTTAGCCCCGCGCCGCCTCTTAGCCGCTGCCCAGCCCGTGCCCCCGCAATGCCGACAATGCTCCTCGTCAGTACGAATCACGCGCAAGCCACGATGCCGGCCCGTCCCCGCCTCAGTCTTGGGCGCCTCAAGAAAGCCGCGCTCGACCAGTCCATGCACCAGCCGATGGACCCCAGCCTTTGACTTGAGCCCAAGACCACGCCGGATCTCGTCATAAGACGGGCCAAACCCCGCTCTTTCCGTGGAAGTGTCGATTAGCTTCAGTGCCCTAGCTTGTTGTTTGGTCAACATTCCCCTTCCCCCTCTTCACAATGCGCAGCTCATAGCCCAGCACCTCAAGCACGGCCTCGAACAGGGCTAGGCTCGGGCCATTGCCGCCCGTCACCCGCAGCTTGGCCCAGCGCGTGAACGTGTCCTTGCCGATCCCAGCCTCGCGCTCGATCCGACTAGGCGGGCGCCCGTCCCTGCCCAGGATCTGCTCTAGCTCTGCTAAGAGATGTCTCATACCGGCCCCACATGCACGCCCGAGACGTGCCCAGCACAGCGCGGGCACAGCCTGTTGCCAGGCCCGTCGCTCTCGAACATGACCCCGCCGCAGAGCCGCCCCAGGCATCTGCGCTGCTTGCGCTCGGGCGGGGGCTCGTCCAGGCCCGGTCGACGGTAGCGGTTGACCGAATAGGCCTTGCTCCCGATCAGGCGATGGTAGCGGTTGCAGATGTTGCGAAGCGGGGTCACGCGCCCGGATACGGCCTGAATCTCCACCGCGATCTCGGCGTAGGTCTTGCCCCTGCGCCGGCCCTCAAGCAGGCACGCGTCCTCGGCCTTGGTCCAGAAGTCGCCCCCGTTCGGGGCTGGAGCCTTGATCTCCATGCCCAAGGCAGCCGCGACCTTCTCTGCCCAGCCCTGCGCGTGGTGATAGTGCCGGGCCAGCCAGCGCCCGCTTTTTCCTTCGGAAACGAACGCCTTGAACTGCTCGAGCTCAGCCGCGGTCATGCCCCGCCACAGGTCCTTGCCCTTCTTGGCGGTCATGACTGGGCAGCCTCCCGGGCAAGGGCAAAGAGCTTGGCATCCTCTTCGTCTCGGAAATAGGCAACCCAGTTGTCGATCTCGCACATGTAACAGGGCTCGTTCTCCCCAAATATGAGAAGAACGCCAGTATCCCCGCAGTCCTTACAGCCCCTAGCCCGGTCAAGATCAACTGACCGCACCTGCCAAGCGCCGCTTTGCGAAATATCGTGGTTCTTGCGAACGATGAAGCGCTCAGCCATGGGCAGCCTCCAGGATCGCCCTGCGCAGATGCGGGGGCCGGCTCTCGAGAAAGCTCTCGGCTAGCTTGGGATTGGCTGCCAGGAACTTACGGTAGGTGTCAGCGTCCCGGGCTAGCCCAGCAGCTTGGCTACCAACGGCAGCAAGAGATGCGCCCAGAACCCGCCCGCCGTTATGAGCAGCAATCGCCGTTCCCACTTGTCCATGTCCCCCCTCCAAAGCCCGCTTGATCCAGTTCAGGGCAAACTGCCCCCAGCCCCGCTCGGTCCTGAGCACGGCCTTGCGCCGCGACCAGTCCCGCATCTTCTCCACCTCAGCCCTGTACCAGGCCAGGTCCTTGTTGTGCGCGTTCAGCAACCGAAACAGCTCCTGCACGTTTATCTTAGGCTCGTCCGGCATAGGCACTTGAGACATGCCTTCCCCCTCTCTGGTATGCGTCTATCGCATAGCTTCCTGTGTAGGTATGCGTAGCGTGCATTGCGCATAAGTTCTACTTGGTATGCATCATTAGATTGGCTAATGGTGTTTTCTACTTACTTTGTCGTAACTCTTGTGGCGTATACCCCCTTTCTTAGAAACCCCCTGTTTAAGAGCCTAAGGCCCCCCTTAGGGATCCACCCAAGTTTCGGTATTCCCTAGAACCAGGCTTTCCTGAACAGGCTTGGGTTGGGCAGCGATGAACAGGTCAGGCTGCCTGTAAGCCTCCTCAATTCGGCGGCACGCGATCTCGAAATATCGCGGGTCTATTTCGACCCCGATGAACTTGCGGCCGAGCTTTGCGCACGCCACACCAGTCGTGCCCGAGCCCATGAAGGGGTCTAGGACCGCCCCGCCATCCGGCGACACCACCCGCAGCATGTCTTCGATCAGCTCAACGGGTTTTTCTGTTGGGTGCTCGCGATCAGCCCCAACCCGCGAATGGGGCAAGACATTGCCGAGCGAGGCCGAATGAAAGACGGGCGCACGCTTGGTAAGGTGAATGACCATCTCGTGGCGCGGGCGGAAGCCGGTGCCAGCGCCGAAATGCCCTTTGTCCCAGATCAGCAAATTGCGCAGACGCCACCCCGCGCTTTCCATCGCTGGGGCGAGCATCGTGACCATGCGCCAATCGCAAAAGGATAGGATGGAGCCGCTTTCGTGGACGGGAGCGCGGACGCACATGGACCGCAACAGCTCGCAGAGCCCTGCCGTAGTCATGTTGTCGGCGCCGAACCATTGGAAGCGCCCGCTGCGCATGGTCTCTGAACGCAAGCCTTGGTGAGTTGCTGAGCCTCGACCAGCCTCAGTAGCCGCCCCGCTGCAATAAGGCGGGTCCGTGATCACGGCATCGACCGGCCCGAGCGTGGGCAGGATCTCCAGGCAATCGCCCAGATACAGGGTCGCGTCTTGGATGCGCTCGACCCTCACAGCGTCACCCTCGCGCTAAGAATGGCCCTGCCAATCAATTCAGGGATCTGCGGAACAACAGCGTTCCCTAAGGCTCTAAGGCGGTGAATCCGATCGGGAACCCCATCATCTGCTCGACAAATCGCGGGTTCAGTAAGCCGCCAATCACTTCCGAAAGCGGCCGGCTGTTGTGCCAGCAGTTGTGATTGACCCCACTGCGATAGTCCCGAGCTGTCGGCGTGGGCAATAAGCCAGGCCCGTTGCCGTCTGTGCGGGGCGCCGGCATGGATAGCACCCACCACGATCGGTTCGCAGGCGTAGCCGAGCGCTTCCAGGTCAGCGAGCACCCGGTCCGCGCCTCGAGTGCGCAGCGCAGGTACGTTCTCAATGATTGCGAAAAGTGGTCCGACCTCTGCGATGATGCGGGCGAACTCTGTCCAGAGCCCCGATCGCTCCCCTTGGAGGCCGGCTCCCTTTCCTGCAACGCTGATATCCTGGCAGGGGAAGCCCCCGCAGACGAGGTCAGCAAATCCAGCTGGCAGGCTGAGTTCTCGGATGTCTCCATAGCAGGGCACCTCGGGCCAGTGGCGCTTGAGGACTTGCTGGCAGAACTTGTCGACCTCGCAGAACGCGACCGTTTTGAATCCGCCCGTCCTTTCCAGACCAAGGCTGAAGCCCCCTATGCCCGAGAACAGGTCTAGGACAGTGAGCATCGGATCTTCTCTGGGAAGACGAACTCCGCGAGCGCGGCCTCGACCTGCTCTAGGGTCTTGACCGTCTCCACGGTGTGGCCCAGGGCCTTGAGCTGCGCGTGACAGTCCTTCTGCACCTGGGACAAGGACCCGTCCTTGGCCTTGAGCTCGAGCCAAAGCGTGTTGCCCGCCTCGCCTAAGTTCCTGAGCCAGGGACCAAACACGACCAGATCCGGCACGCCCGGCTTAAGCCCCGCGGCCTTGAGCTTGACCCCCCTGCGGTAGCCCCCGCCCCCAGCTGGGAACGTGGTCCACCAAAACCCCTCGGGCAGGGCTTGGCTGAGGTAGCGCGCGACCTGGCAATGGAACGCGTGCTCGCTCTGGCGCCGCGGCTTGGCCCTGGGCAAGCCTTTTTCGTAAACTTCGCCCTGTAACTGTACTGGTTTGTTGGCAAGCGCGCGTAGCTTCGCCCTGCCCGGCCCACGGGATGCACACATGGCTAAGGATTTCCCCCTCGAAAGACTTAGGCTAGCTCAGTGCTTACGCGCCCCGGGCCGTTCCGGGTCGAAGGCAATCCCCTTTGCCGCCGACAGACGAAAAGCCTTTAGGTGATAGGCGCTGGGTATGCGATTGTACATGGTCCAATTGTGGACGGCCTTGTACTTCAAGCCAAAGGTCGCAGCGACCTGCTTGATCCCGCCCATCACCTCAACCCACTCACGCACGCTCATATTGCTACTATATCCATTAGCCGTGGATATGTCAACCTTGCTGCGCTTACCGGAGCTTACCGCGCTCACCTGCGGAGGCCTTGGGGTTTGGGTTGAAATTCCCTGCATGTTTTTCTTGTTGTCTTTTCCACGAGCCATGGTATTGTGTGTTCCTGAACGAGAGTAGAGCTAGAGCGGTTAAGCGCTGGTAAACGGCTCCAGGGATGATGGAAGAAAATACTGCCACACGATTGCGGACGGAGTTGGGCGGCAAAGCCCGATACTGCAGCTTTCATGGCGCGCGGCTCTTGCTTTCAAGGTCTTGGAGTTGGCGCTGCCCCGCATGTACAAACCCAGAGGGAGTGGACAGGGATGCCGGACCTGCGCACAAGGACTAAGGACTACCACCCCAGCCTAGTTAGGCGGGATGCTGAGGGGTACTGGTGGTTTGTAGACGCGGAAAGGAACCTAGTACGCGGGCCATACGAGAGCGAGATCGCGGCTGAGGAGGGGCTTTACCACGCCCTGTTCGGCTCGCCGACCTGGCCAAGGTGAAGCTGGTTCTGTGGGTCGCAATCTCACATTGGGGGCTGTTTCCATGGATTGCACTACCCTGCCCAAGACGCATCAAGAGACCATCATCGACTTGCGCCACGCCTACCGCAATGCGCTGAACGCGATCCGCGCCCATCGCGCGCTGTTGCAGCGTGTGCGCGGCAACCTGACCGACCAGGGGCTGATCGACCGCGTGGACTACGTGCTGAACCAGCCCGAGATGCGGGAGGGCGAGCTATGAGCGAGCCGCAGACCTATGACGAGTACCAGCCCATGCTGGTCCGCGTGAAGGCCATGGAGGAGCAGGTCAAGGACTTGGTGGCGGCCTGCGCCAGACGGGAAGCCCGCATCCAGGTGCTGGAGCGGACGCTGCGCGAGGCTCTGGGCGTGGTCGAGTGGTGTGAGCGGGTGGAAGCCCTGCTGGAGCCCAAGCCATGAGCGGGCTCGCTTGGATCCTCGCCACCGAGCTCCTGATCATCGCGGGGCTGGCGGCCTGGCTGCTGCCGGTCACGCTATGAGCGAGCGCGGGAAGGTCACGGTTGGCTTTTGCAAGCACTGTTTCAGCCCGTTCCTGGAGGGGCATCCGGACCACAACAGGGACGATCGCTGCAGTCGCTGCAAGCGGCCCTGGGAAAGGCATCCAGACATCAACTGGATGGACGATGACGGGCATGTGTTCAAGGACGCGGTCGGGGGCGAGTGCCTGCACTGCCTTGCCAATGAAAGGTGCTGACCGTGGCCGAGTTCCTGGATGGGCTGGGCGGGCAGGCGCGGGCTGCCGAGCGGTTCGGGGTCACGCGGACGACCGCTCAGAAATGGGCAAGCCGCAACGAGGTCCCGCCCAAGCGCTGGGCGTGCTTTCGGCAGGCTGCGGCTGAGACGGGGCTGATCTTCGACCCGGAGAAGCCCGGGGTGCGGGTACGGGGTCGGGGTTTTCACGGCGGTGGACTGACAGGGGAGATACAGAAATGAGCGCACGCTGTCACATCTGTTCGAGTAGCAGTCACACAACCGACCAAGATGGCACGGTCCTCTGGCACAAGGAAAGCCACGAGGATCTGGAACGGCGCGTGATGGCCGTGCATATCGCCAACGCCACGCCCGAGGACGAGAGCCAGAAGCTCATGTCGGGGTGGGCGATCGTCTCGGGGCTGCTCACGGCCCTCGTGGCCTACGGGCTGGCCGGGGTCATCGTTTGGCTCTGGTACTGGTTGGCCTGAGCCATGGCGCTGGAGCTCATGATCGTCGTTGAGGATGACGGGCGCTGGAACGCCCCGCGGGTGGCTGAAGCCCTGCGTCGGCACGCGGTCTTCCTCGATGAGTGCCGCAAGGCCCAGAACGGGCCTGACGCGGTTGGGTGCCAGGACTTCCCAGACCTCGGCGTGAGCTTGAGCTGGGCAGTGGTGGAAGAGCAGCCCAAGCCCAAGGGCGTGGACAAGGCCCTGTGGAGGTTCTGAGCCATGACCGCAGTCGTGACCTGTGTCTGGTGCCGCTTCGCCATGTCGATGTGCGCTGAAGCCGATTCTCACACTGGAAAGGGCGCGTATTGCGCTTATTGCGGGGCGACCAACGGCCTCCATGTTGAGCCCTACAAGAGCGCCGATGTCGTCGAGATCGCCAAGGAGCGCACGCGCAAGCCCGTCTCGAAAGACAAGGTGAAGGCTGCCTCGATGCGCAACTGGATCGGGTTCGGCCTCGAGGGGATTGGGTCATGAAACACGATCCGCAGACCTTGGCCGAGCTCGATATCTTCAACCTGACGGGGGCAGTGCGAGCGCTGGTCAATACCGAGGGGAAATACCTGAAAAGCAGCCTGGGCCAGCTCCAGCTGGCTTACGAACAGCTTGGGGACTTGCTGGCTTACCTGAGGGGGAATGGGGGAAATGCCGCGACTGAACTTGGGGCTTACGCCCGAGCAGCACTTGGAGCGCCGGAAAGGGATCGGGGCAAGTGACGCCCGGATCATCATGCGGGGGACAGACCAGGAGATTGAACATCTCTGGCGCCTGAAGCGGGGGGAGGTCGAGCCCGAGGACTTAAGCGGGGTCCTGCCCGTGGCGATGGGCGTGGTGACCGAGGAGCTGAACCGGCACTGGTTCGAGCAGGTCACGGGCTTCAGCGTGATCTATGAGTGACGATGATGTCCAGGACCTGCTCCTGCGCCGAGATTATCTGGCTGCGGTAACGCGGCTCTTGATTCGCCTTCAATCTCTTGAAAAGGCCCTACGCCGGATCGCTTACGAGGGGACCGGGAAAGCGGGCGACGAGAGGTTTACGAATGCAGATTTGTACGAATTCGATGAATTGCGTAAGTGGGCCAAGTCAGTCTTGGAGGCCCAACCATGAGTAACATCAGGGTCAGCAGCAAATACCCGTGGATGCGCTGCACGCTGGACGGCTGGGTAAAGGAATTGGACTGCCCGCTCGAATGCAAGCACGTCAACCCGTTCACCGACATGACCACGGTGCTGGAGACGTACCAGCCACAGCTCCAGCACCAGATGATCGTCTGCGACACAGACAAGGCCGTGCTCTCGGTCTTCTTTGGGACACAGCGCCACGAATGGCAGGTCGTGCCCCGGGACGAGGACTACTGCAAGGCCCTGGTCGACAGAGAATGCCTGTTTTGGCACTCCGTGGAATCTGGCAGTCCGCCGGTCGGGCTCACTCCGGTCCGGTCTCCCGTCCTGCCGAGCGAGTGGCGGACTGTCTCTTTTGAAGGGAACAACTACTTCGCTGAGCAAGCAGGAGTTTTCATCAAGACGAAGGAGCCCGCAAAGCAACACGAGAAAGCTAAGGATGAGATCAAGGGTCTAATGGAAGCGGACGTAGGAACTGCCCACGGTCATGGCATCGTTGCCAAGAGAGACAAGCGAGGGGCAATCACCATCCGAGAGGGGGAAATCTGAATGGCAAGAGTCTCGCAAGTTTACGTCAGCGAAAGTGACTGGCTCCGGGCTTCGGATCTGAGCGGTCCGGTGAACGTGACTATCATCAACCAGGAAATGACCGTGTTCGAGGATCAGAGCACGGGCAAGAAGCGGGACCAGATCGTCCTGTACTTCGACGGTTGGGACAAGAAGCTGGGTTTGAACGGGCTGAACGCCGCCACGATCGCGACCCTGCTCAACGATGAGGAATCCGAGCACTGGGTCGGCCACACGATCACGCTCTATGTGCAAAAGGGCGTGAAGACCCCGAGCGGCCCCAAGGACGCGATCCGGGTCATGCCCATGCTGCCCAATACCGTGGTGCAGCAGCCGCCCCAGCCCATTCGACGCCCCGGCCCTGGCCCTGCCCCGCACGTGGCCACGAACCACATTGTCCAGCGCGTTGCCACGGGCCAGCAGCGGCGCCAGGAGCCGCCCCTGCCCCAGGGCGCGGACGATTACGGCGCTGACTACGATCCGCTGGCCTGAACATGGACCAAGCCGCCTTCAAAGCCGAGTTCACGGACCTGAAGACGGTCAGGACGCGCTCTGTCGCGCAGCTGGTCTTTGAGCTGCCGATCGAGCAAGTGGACGCGGCACTCGCCATCCTTGGCGGCGTGCCGAAGCCGGGCAACGCAGTCTGGGTGGGCATTGCTCGGCTCGCCGATGGGGATAGGGCCGACCCTGTGCCCGACAAGCCCCTAGCTCCCAAGCCTCCGAGGGCTTCCCCATCGGTTTCCTCTGCCCCGTATTACGGGGGGCAGAAACCAGCAAGCGAAGCGCGCCAGATTTCGGCACCTTCACCCCAGGCCCATCCCCTGGTCCAGCGCGCGGGCATGCTGTGCAGGGACGAGCGGTTTCGGGGCTGGATAATAGGATGCGAATCATCGCCCCTGCATGAAGGGGAAGTCGCTCAGCTTCTTCGGGAAGAGTTGGGGATCAAAACGCGCGCCGAGCTCGCGACGAGTCCCGAGGCCCAGGGCAAGTTCCTCGCGCTCGAGGCCCTGTACCTGGAAGAGACAGGGCAGACACAATGACCTGGAACCATAACAAGGACCTGCACTTGGCCATGCGCGCGCACCGGGCAGAGCTGCACCAGGTCGCAAGCAAGCTCGAGAAGCTGATCAAGTGGATGGAAAAGGCCATCGCCGAGTGGGAGCAAGGGGAACGGGCTAGCCCTCCTCCTTCACCTCCTCGTCCAAGTGCCCAAGCTCCCCCAGCTGAAAGCCAATCGGTCTCTTCGTTTTGCGATGTTTGCGGGAAGCCGCGGGCTTACCCGAATCCAGATTGCCCTCCGTTAGCTGAACAATGACCCCGGTCTGACTAGGAACTAGACCTTCATCCTCAGGAGTATCGTCGCCGCAAATAGTCAAGCGACACCTCCATCAGATCGAAGTTGCCCGCCTTAACCTCGTGCAGGACCAGGATGCCCCGCCAATGATGGTTTCCCTGCGCGCCCAGATAGACCTCGTTATGCTGGTAAAAGGAGCCCGCTTTGATACCGCGCCGCCGCTTTCCCGTGGGCAGGTCGTGCAAGGCAATGTCGAGGCCCTGGGTATGCCCCTGGACGAAGGATTGGCCCACATGGCGCAGGATGCTTGCGGCTGTTCCGCCCCATGGCCGTCCGGTCCGTGGGTTGTAGAAGAAATGCGCGTAAAGAATGCCGCTGACTTCAATCGGCCGCAGGTAGGGCTGCACTTCCCAGCCAGTAAGATTCAGGTCATGCCAGCCAATTACGCCCTCGAAAGCTGCGTCCATTTCCACGGCGCGCAGGATACGCTCTTCGTGATTGCCCGGGATGAAAATCTTGCGCGGGGGCTTGCGCATCTTGGCGAGCGGACGATTGAGCAGATCCATGCCACGATTGCCGGCCGCGATGTCAGCTTTGTAGCGCCGTCCCTCGAAGCTTTTCTTGCCTTTGTCGTAACTGGACAGGGACGGCATGTCCCAGTGATCCCCGAGATGAATTACGACATCGGGCTGTTTCTCGGCGATGTACCGCCCAGCCCACTCAAGATGATCTAGGGGGACGTCAGGTTTGCACTGGGTATCAGGAATGACGACGTGCTTAGAGCCGTAACCCATTGGAAAGCTCCATGGGCAAGAGGCAAGCTTGGGGAGTGGCTAGTTCAGTACATTCCGCACAAGGACGCGGAGCGGTACAGGAAAGCGGGCTGGGAAATTCACCCGCTCCTGGGCAAGCACGGGGTCTGGAGCGTGCTCGCGGTCAAGCAAGTCAAGCCAAGGAGGTGGGGAATGTGGGGGGATAATTTCAGGCGCTGGCTGGCCAAGGCGATCCTGCCGCCCGAGGTCGTGGTTGAATCCGCGGGGCCGACCTTGTCCGCGAGCGCGACCGAGGTGGTCAAGCTCGCCCCGGTCTTCACCCCGACCGGGCCTAAGGTGAAGGTGAAGCGGGTGAAGGTGCCGAAGCCTGGCAAATCCGCTTCCAAGTCTCGTTGTGGACCAAAATCTGGGAAGCCAGCTCGGGGGAAATGACTTGGCGGTTCAGAGCCTGTTCGAGCTCCGCGCGATCTTGCGCCACGGCAGCTGGGTCGAAGGGATTCGCCGCGGCGTGGTCGAACTTGCGCAGGATTTCCCAGCGGTGTTCCAGATAGGCTTGGGACCCGAGAACCAGGACCTCGCCTGGGAGGATCTTGGCGGTCCAGACGCACTCGTCAGTC